CTTGGGATTCAGATAACGATAAGGAGCAATGATTGATGGACGTTAAAAAGACAAAAGTAGAAAGCCTTGACATAATCGTGACCATGATGGAGGACAAGCCATACTACGAGATAAAGTACAAAGAGGTCGGCAGTGATCATTTTTGTATTGGGTATAGCTCATATCGCTTAGATTATGTACTGGAATGGAAAAAGCAGTATTTTGAGTTGATTGAAAGTGAAGCAGGAGCGGATTCGGGATGGATCCCATGCAGCGAGAGGCTGCCGGAAATAAGAGAAGATGTCCTTGCTACAGTAAAATACAGTGGGTTCATGGGAATGTACGGAACATGGATAAAAACAGGACATTTAGAAAACGACAATGATTGGTTTGGTGATTGCATTGGTGGAAAAGTTATTGCCTGGATGCCATTGCCGGAACCGTATAAAGGAGAGTGATGAAGATGAATAGAAAAGAAATTACACTTTTCCTGTCACATATTCTTGAACGTACAAAACTAAACGTCTTTGGAAAACATTATGCAAAAGAAGTGAGTATTGACCCGTGGACATCCAAGGCGAAACGCGTGGACTATATGCAGTTTTCACCCGGAGATCAAATGTCTATATCCGGGGTGGAAAAAGGAATATTTACTTGTTACGAAATTAAAAGTTGCAAGGAAGATGTTTATAGCGGTAATGGACTGAATTTCTATGGAGAAAAGAACTATATAGTAACTACGATGGAGTGCTACAAAGACTTGATACCAGATTTGCAAAACGGTAAGTTTGATGAACACTTACACCAATGCAACCCGGAATCATCTAAATATTGGGGAATTATGGTAGCTGTCCCGTACATGAAAGAGCCAGAAGATGAATTCCAAAATCCAACGCCGATAGATGATACAAATGTGATGGGGTGGAAATTAAAGGTAGTAAAGCCTTGCAGAATGGGACTAAGAAAAAGATCTATGACAGAATTACTTTTTTGTATGTTAAGGAGCGGAAGATAATGAGATTGATTGATGCTGACAAGATTACGAGTGGTGAAATTGCAAAGTATCTAGGGAGAGGCTACGAGTTTTGTATTCCCGATATTGAAGATATGCTAAAAGAACAGCCAACAGCCTATGACGTGGACAAGGTTGTTGATATGTTGGAAGATTTCAAAGACATGGAACTGATTGACGGAACACCAGCACATGGCATTAATGAATACCAAAGAATATGTAAATGTATTGAGATTGTGAAATCCGGTGCTAAGCAATGCGAGGCAGATTGAATGACGATTTCATGGGAGATTGAGGTGAAAATATGGAATTGTATATAGCTAGGTTTGCAGACGATAGCTATCAAGTTGTAATAAAAGCGGATAGCTATGAATCTGCAAGAGAAAAAGCAATACAGTATATAAAAACGAATCACACTTGGTTTGAATCTGATTACAATTTCAATGGTTTAGATATTGCATTATTGGATGAAGATTATGTAATTGAGTAGAAAAAGGCTGAACGATACACTATTTTGGAGGGTGTCCAACTGACAAGGGCTATGGCAGATATTTGGTATGAGGAGCGATTTTATGATTGAGTGTAGTAAAGCATCTCTGTTGAGATGTAGAAATTGTAAACACGTGAAATGTGATAAGTATAAAATAATGCAGATATTGATTAGAATAGGCGCAGTAAACTGAAATTTATTCAAATAAAAAACCGATTAACTCGAAGAATGGAGAAAAATGCTATGTGCAATACATTAGAAAAAAAATCCTATAAAAGACCATAACATATTTTTGACCAGACTAAGATGGCAGTCGGCAAACAAAGACTTCACTGATATGGAAAAGTTTGCCACCGACAGCATCGTCTATGTATTTACAAAGCCACTTAGCTATGATGAACAGAATGGCTTTATGGGCTTTATAGGTGATTCTGAACATCTGAACCATCTGACACCCGTTGATTTTTGCAACTATTTTCTTTGTAAACATATTAAATTTACAATCAAGTTTCGATATGTCAAAAAGATTGGATTGCGACAGAATTACAGATATTATAAAGTAATCAAGCTTCTGCAAAGAAAACTCAAAAACATAGAAACAGTATAAGCCATGCGACAAATTTGAAAGGAAAATATTATGGCAGCTACACCGAAATGAAAACCCATTGAATTTTTACAACTGCGATCTTGCGGGATGCGAGAAACATTTCAAGAGGAAAGTTCCAGTAGAAACAGGTAGAAAGGATGAGGAAAGTCATGACTAAAGACGTTTTAAATAGAGCAAAAGATTTGGAAAAAGATATTGAAAGCATTAGGAGCTTGACTGAGGACTATGAGAAAGGGGATGGATTACACATATCCAGCTCATTTCCCTGCAATTATGGGCAGTCGCTCCGATTCCAAAAAGAGTTGTGTGAGTGGCTGCGACAGAAAAAATCAGAGTATGAAAAAGAGTTGGAGGCGTTATGAAATGGCTGAGAAAATGACAAATGCCGACCGCATAAAGAAAGCAACAGACAAGGAATTGGCTGATATGCTGTGCAAAATAACAAGATGCTGCTCCGATTGTATAGCACAGGAAATGTGCTACGAGGGACATACAGGATATGAAGATTGGCTTGCATCGGAAGAATGGAGTGATTTTTCGTGAAACGAAGTACAGAAGAAAGAAGCTGTCCAGCTGAAATGGACAATAATTTTCAGACGCATTATAAACGGCTTGAGAAGACAAGACCGCCAATAGAAGCGTTGAGGAGGTTCAAGACTCCAGCGTATGAGGCTGTAACCAGGCAGCAAAGAGCATATTTAAAGGAAGAACCAGATGAGTGACTGCGTAGACATGGAATAGATGTTAGAACTGGAATAGTGGAATAAAGTGTACTGAGGCAGATGATTGATAAGCGGTCATCTGCTTTTTCGTGAAAACGCTTGACTATCGGGAATCAATGTGATGTAGTATATATAGGTTAAGGAGTGTTTTAAAATGGAGGTACAAAAATGCGAAATGTGACAGTTTTAATTAAAGATGCTATGATGGATGATGATTATAAGTTAAAGGTTAATTTGCTTATCGCCGGACTCATGGGCGAAGAATTGGACGTGGATCAGGAAAAGGATGATAACAGGCGGCATATGCTGAAAGAGATATCGTACTATTGCGATAATGCGAATGAATCAGGAGAAAAGAGTGACTACTTAAAGAGGACTTCCGAAAGGATAAAAAGATATTTGGGTTGATTGACGAAGAAGAATGGTAGGTGTCTATTTTTAATGAAGAATAGGACAAAAAGAGCTTGCATTGACTGTGGTAAAGCTTTCTATGGCGATCTCGATAAATTGTACTGTGACGAATGTGCAAAAAAAAGAAAGTCTGACGTAATGAGAATCAGGACGTGCAAGATGTGTGGAGCCGAGTTTAGTGGTGGACCAAGGGCGTTTTACTGCCCGAACTGTAGGGTCATAAGGAAAAGGGATGCCGAAAAGAGACACAGAGAGAAAGGAACTGCAAGACCGATCGGGAGTGTCGCAAAATGTGAATGGTGTGGTGTGGAATATGTAGTAAATTCCGGTCGTCAAAAATATTGCTCAGATGAATGCCAACGTGAGGCGGTATTGGAATGGCAGAGAGATCATAAGCAGAGGTATAATATAGAATCAGGTCAATATGATAAAAAGATAGAGAAACGAAAGAATAGTCTTAAAATCTGTGTATACTGCGGAAAACAGTTTCATTCTGATGTTGCAACAAATCTTTGCAGTGATTATTGCAGGAGAAAGCAGAAACAAATTCACATGAGGGTTTCAGATGCAAAGCGTGGAGTAAAATCCAATATTGAGCAGTTGATGCAAGAAAGAAATGATTATAGGAAAAGTATAGCGGAGAATTAAAAAGCTCTGTCCAATGTGGCAATTTACTATTGCGTTCCAAAAGTCCGAAGGGTGGCGTTTTTAGGGCGTTTTTAGGACAAGAAAATCTCCCGGAAGAGTTTCCGCAAAAAAGATGTCGGTACTTTTTCAGGAGGTCTAAAATCTGGATGCTGAAAAATGAGTCAATTTCAGCGTCCTTTTTTGATGCGATTTTGCTGTGTGAATAATACTATAATAATGAGCTGTAATATCGCTGTGCGTTTGTATGTGGCTGTATCCGGCACTATTTACAGACGCTTGATAATTTGGTTGTCTGCATAAGAAAACGCCTTAAACCGTCAAATACAAGCTTATAGATACAATTACCATACTACAAAAGTAATATAAATTCAATTCCATTTTTGCTTGATCCGTGATATTATACACTCGTGAAAGGAGGCTGCACCATGGATAAAAAGCAAATCTGCATCAAATTCGCTCGGGAAATCTGCGATATATTGGATATATCCACCCCTGCTATTAAATTCGTGTCTGCTGATCGGATGCAGACCTGAAAGAGTATCAAACAAGCGATAAAATTAGCGTCGAACAGTACAATCTGCAATCGCTGGAAGTAGATGCAAATGCATTTTCCGCTCTGGTTATGTCTGACTTCTTTGGAATTGTTCCACGTTTTCAGAATCTGCCGGAATCAGTCAAGGTCGCAATAAATGACCGCATGAAGCAGATACAAAAAGAATATAGGTAAACGCCAATAAGCCAATGCCGGAAAAGTCGGTGTTGGCTTTATTTTTACAGGATATTAACCTCTGCCCGGTGCGGAATATGCTGCAACAACTCCGCCGGGCCCGTGATCTGAACATCTGATAGCGGTATATTCTCGCCATCTCTGACAAGTAAGCAGGTTAGTTGGATTGCTCCAACCTGCTTAACTGATCTTGTCAGTATGTGCTGCAAGTGGGATATGCTGCCGGATTGAGATGTGGCCGGGGCATCCTCCCAATATACGCAGTCGCATTCTGCATTTTTTATTGACTGGTACAGAATCAACCATTCTTTTTCTGCGATACTGTCCAGCCTGTCAACCTCTTCAAATGTTCTTTCCCCTTTTAATGCTTCAATAAGCATCTTCTGGGGTGCTTTTTCTATGATTTTCGTCCGCATTTTATTCACTCCCTTTTTCGCATTGGAAAAAGCCGGAAATTATCCGGCTAATTCCTTTTTAACCTTTTCAGCCACTCTTTCTATGTCTTCGAGTAGCTGTGCTACTTCACTGGCAGAATCAAGATCGCTTTTCTGCCAGTTATGCAGGTTTTCTTGTCTGTATCCAGCTGTCAACTGGATTAGCTGACATAACCGGCGTGCTTCCTGTTCTGTCAATGTCACTTTTTTCATGGCTGTACCTCCTTTCATATTTTTTATAAAACCGCTCCGGGGCAATGCTCCCCGGTACGCTGTCGGCGGTGGTTAACATAAATAATTATTTTTCACAAATTTAATGCGTTCTTTAAGAGCGAGCGGTTTATATACTTCTTTTGCATTTGGGTTTGGTCTATATATGTGTATTGTTTCGCCATTATTTATGAAAAAGCAATCAACGATAGATCCATTTGAAAGAGCTTTAAACGGCTTTGCATTCTCTGGAATGTCTGAAAGCTTCCAAAATCCGCCGCCGCATCGGTCTTCTATAGTGTGCGACATGCTAAAACGTCTATATTCTCCATGCTGTTCTGATTTGCTCACTTCTTCCAGCTTGTAAGTGAATCCGAGCATTTTAGAAAATCTTTCTAATTGCTCCGCGGTGTCCATTTCAGCGAAATAATGAAAACCGTTGTGAATTATCACATGGCTTCTAAGGTTTTTACTTGTTTTCCCCACAATTGTTATATAATTTTTCATGTGTTCTATCTCCTTTCGTTGCCCTGTCTCATCGGTACAGGTGGGGCGGTTCCTGTAGACGCCCGAAGGCGTTTCAACTAAATGCGATTTAAAAGCTCTTTGCAAGCTTGTGCAAGTCCGGCGGCTGTAATTTCGTTTTTCATCTTGCCGCCGTCTGCTCTCCACTGGAGCCATTTAACGATCTCTTCCCGGTTGCTTTTTGCCTGTTCCTGGAAGTCCTCCATGCTTTCAAAGTCATAATTATCAATCAGTACTTTTACTAACTTTTTCATTTTTCTTCCTCCTTTAAATTCTTTCAACGGTCACAGCCCGACCGTCTTTTCTTAATACCCTTACCGATTCAGTGGCAGCAGTCAGGGCATAGCCTGCCATCAAGTAGTCAATGGTCAGCCCGTCAAAGTGCCGCTGACCGATTGCGGTACAGTAGCATCCTGTTGGGGTGATTTCTCCCCCTCCATCTATTCCGATCAGCCGGAAGCCGTCCCGACCGATCTCTTTGAATTGTCCGGCTGTGATGCCGGATCTTTCCTGATCCACAACCTTTCTTGTTTTTATTTCTTCAAAAAAGTATTTCATGGCCTTTCTCCTTATCTGTATTCATGTATTTCACCTGACCAGGCGATATTGCACGCCCGATCTGGCTGTGCCGTGCGGATCATGTAAGATCTCGTCACAGCTGAGCTTGCAACCGCCACTGCTGCAACGAGTAGTAGTAGGTCAACCGCTCTTTTTATCTTTTTAAATTTTTTATATTCTTTTTTCATTTTCTACACCTCCTCAAAGAATTTTTCCGAGAACGCTAAGCGTCCTCTCGTTTCGACTCTGTACCCTAATTCATAGAGTACGGATTTGATTCTGTCTGTGGCTGCAAAAGTACAGCCGGAGAACTCGAGTTCTCCCAGTTCCTTTTTTAATTCTTTTCTTTCCAGCCGGTTAAGCTGGAATTTAAAACTATAGTATTTTTTCAAAAAATACTTTTTCATTTTCTACCTCTTTCTGTCCTCGTTACCTCCGGGGCGGGATTTTTTCTGTCCTCGTTGCTATGGTTATATAATACATTATATTAGGCACAAATACAACTGACATAATACACAATATTAGGCACAAATAATAATATCAAATTGTGCATTTTGAATTAGGCACAAATAATTATTGAAAATTAAGCACATATATAATATAATAGAGAAAAGAGATCAGGAGGTTGAAACGATGCCAGAATATACAGAGAAACAGAAAGAACAGAGAAGAAAAGCAGTTGCGGAATATATGAAAACAGTTGATCGCGTCAATTGCCAGTTTCCACTTGGGACGAAAGAAAGAATAAAAGAGCTTACCGGGAAAAGCTGCAACGCCTTTATAAAAGAAACAATATTAAAAGAACTGGATAAAATAGAAAGAAAGAAAGCAAAAGCGAATTAAGCACAAATATTTCTATATACATGTATTGACATTAGGCACAAATAAATATATAATTATACTTGTAAGGAACAAGCTTACAAGTTACCAGTGGCAAGCTGGAGAAAGGAGAAAACATGGAAGAGATGACCAAGGAAGAAATGCAGAGATTCTTGAACAGAGAAGCTGAAAAGGGTACAAACGAATACGAGGCATTGAAAGCACTGGCGGATATTTTGGGGATAAAGTTTCCAGAATTGAAGAAATAAAAAAGAGCTGACGGAGCAGCTCAGACACACAAGAGAGAGCGGAACTTGCCACCGCTCTCAAGTAAATTAATTATAGCAGATTGGATAAAATAAATCAATTACAAGAAAGGAAAATAGATATGAAAAAATATGAATTTACAGGTACGAACGAATTAACAGAAAAAGCTTTCCAGGTTTACAGTAATAGCTCTTTTACGTTCTGGAAAGATGGCGACAACTTTTATTATTCAGACAATCCGAACAGCGAAAAAGTAGAGCTTGGATCACTGGAAGATGTAAACGAATTTCTTGAACGGTTTGCAGAGTAGAGGAGGACGACAGGGTGAAGATAAAAGGAATTGGAACAGTAAGCAAAGAAAAAGCAATGGAGATTCTGACCAGAGAGGGAAGAGATGCGGTTGCTTCTGGAGATATAACACTTGAAGAATTGGGAGAAATGTATAAGCTTGAAAAGATTAAGAAAGCTTGTAGAATTGGCAACAACCCGGAGACGTTCAGAGCTTGCTATAGGTGGATTCCAGACGATATGAAAGAGGATTTAACACCGGATCAGCTCGGAAGATTAACAGATCAATTCTACGAGTGCTACGGAGCCGGAAAAAATGCGTAAACGAGTAAGAGCGAGGTGAAAACCCCGCTCTTTTCTCGCGTCAATATAAATATTATTGTTTCAATACTTGCCCGGCGGAATCGCTGCCGGAACCGCATCGGAAAGCGTCCATTCCGTGCGACAGCATTATAATATCATGGCTAATCTGATTAGTCAAGATATGTAGCCCTTTTGGGCTGTCTTTTTTGCACTTCCAGAGAGTGAAATATGCTTGGTATACCGGTTTGTAACCGGTTGGTATACCACTCGGTAACCCAGATAAGAATAGAATAGAGAAGAGAAGAAAAGAATATATATTATATCTTGTGCATTTCGCAAGCGGATGCACAACTTTTTTGATTGGGGTTGACACCTGCAAAATATTAGATTAATATATTAACCAAGCAAAGTGAATAGGCAGTATATAGCCAGATTATAATATATACAATTCTTGGTAGTCCTTAGAGACCGTGACCCGTATAGCAGATATACGTTACTGCATAATGGGGAGCGGTCTTTTTTATTATACTTTTACAGTTTGGAGGTGAACAAAAATGAAAGACAATACAGATATTACATCTGCTGGAATAGAGATATATAGACATGACATTAATTATTACGCCGATGAATATATCAAAAATGAATTAGAGTTAGAGCATGTGGATCAGGAAAGTAAAAAGATCGTAAAAGACAACTTTGTGGATATGTTATTTTATATTTCAGACCGTATATCTAAGCCAGATAATGCAGACATAAAAGCATTAGATAATATATTTAGTGTGTATGTAAGACTATGCAGTAAATATTCAGTTAATCCAACATTGGAAGCATTTAGCTTTTTAGTGGATATCGACAGAACAACGTTTAATACTTGGCTTAATGGGAGATATCGGACAGCTGAACACTCCGACACGGTCAAAAAATGGTTGAATATTTGCAAAGGTTTTTTGGTCGACAATTTGGGAAATTCCAAGGGGACAGATGCGAACAAAATATTCATTGCAAAAGCTGCTTACGGAATGGCGGAGACAAAAGCAGTAGAGCATGAACAGATTACTGGAGCGGAAAAGAGTATTGAACAAATCGCTGCCGACATCGGAGCAGATCCCAAAGCACTTCCAGGTGATGCGGATACAGATGATCCGGTTGACTTATTTTAACAAGCGTGTAGCACATAATGCTAAACTAAAATTAAATAACAATATATTGTGTTTGTTCAAAATAGCATACAAAATATAGTACATAATCTATACTGAAAATGGTTATTTATCGTATAGATACATATGTTCGGGTTGCTGATGCACCGCTTGCATTTTAGCATTGCTTGTTGCTGGAGATCCCCCGGCAGGGGTTGTAGTGGATGGTACACCCGGCACAGCCTCACCCCGAAAAATAACGACCAAAAACAAAAAGGCTCTTTTGGAGGATGGATATGTTAGTTAAAATTACGATGATATTAGTCGTCATCAGCTTTGCACTTCTGATAACGTCAAGGATGTATGTTAGGACGCTAGGCGTTACAGATCAGCTAAGAATTTCTGTGAAAAACGAATACAAAAAGGGAGAGGAAATACTCTTTGCCCTGCTCGGATGTGCCTACATGGTTACGTTCGCGATGGTAGTTGTAACAATTATCAGTTTAATTATTAAGTGTCTGTAGGATACGTTTTGAAAGGATAACGAATGACAACAGTAAATATTCTTGGAACTGAATACAAGGTTTATCGGGAGCCGTTTAAGGACAAAGATGTTGATGGTTACTGTGATTATACGTCAAAAGAAATTAAAATCAGGGATGATAACGTCAATGAGGTTGGTGATTTCGATGGGTTGATGAGAAAGCGGTTGCGACACGAAATCATTCACGCTTTCCTCGCTGAAAGTGGTTTGCAAGCCAATTATGAGCATTACAGACAATTTGGACATGACGAAACTATTGTTGACTGGTTCGCTATTCAGTTCCCGAAGATGATTAAAGCGTTTGAGAGCGTGAATGCGATTTGATGAGGTGAATATGGATAATACGATTTATGGGGATGTTAAGTTCATCATTCCAACGTATGTAGTCGAAACAAAAAAAGGTGAGTATCACGTTAGTGGCACTATGTGTTCGATAGATACGGAACTGGGCATCATCTGTTTTTATGATAATGGATCTGTGCAAGCTATGTTTCGGATAGAAGATGTAAAAGCTTTTTGGAGGATTACCTAGTGAGCGAGAAGGATGAAAGCAAGTATGCATATGGCGGTATGCTACCTACAGGAGAATTTTATATGCAAGGAAGTTTGATTCAGGATGACTTGATTCATGATATTTCCAAAGAACTGGTTGCTGATGCCGACATAAAAGTTGGTGAAGGGGAAATTGCCAATGAGTTCAAAGTTTCTTTGAGCTTTGATGCAGAACCTTTGAAAAAGACATTTGCTTGGAAAGTATTGTTCGGTTCAAACAACTGGAGAAAATATCATGGTTTCAGAATGAGGAGGAAGAAGAAATGTGGGTAATATTTCTTCTGTCCGTGCTTGCATTTAGCATAATCGCAATCGCAGTTGCATGGATAGGAAATAAGGTTTATCTCAGCATGAAAAGAGATGAAGCAAGGATAAAGAAGGAAATTGAAAAGGAGAACAAGGAAGAATGAAAAAGGGCGTACTTATTGGAATTATTGCGGCAGTAGCAATTACAGGTGGAATTTTCACAGTCAGATCTTGCAAATTTATTGACACAGGAAAAGTTGGAATTGTATACAACTACAAAGACGGAGTTCAGAAAGAAACACTTTCTCCTGGACTGAATTTCGTATCCCCGTTTAAAAAAGTAAAACAGTTTTCCACAAGTAATGAGATTCTCGTAATGTCAAAGGATAAGCGTGAGGGTAGTAAGGGTGATGACTCTTTTAAGGTTGCCACATCTGATGACGCAAGTATCTCTGTGAGTTTTCAGATGTCATACAGATACAATCCGGATACCGTAGTTGATACATACAAAAGGTTTCGCGGAATGGATGGAGATGACATTGTAGAAAGTCGTGTAAAAACTGTCCTGAAATCAAAAATTTCCGAAGTGACAACTGATTATTCTATGATGGATATCTATTCCGGCAATAGATCGCAGCTTAACACTGAAATTACAGAATATCTGAACAAAGAATTTAGCAAGAGCTATGGAATTGAAGTCCTTGATGCGTCAATTATTGATGTACACCCAGACAAGAAACTTAAGGCATCTATTGATAGCAGGGTAACTGCATTACAGGAAAAACAGCAGGCAGAGGCTGAACAGCAGAAAATCAAGGTTCAGAAAGAGACTGAAAAATTACAGGCGGAGGCTGATGCAGAAATTGAGATTACGAAAGCAAAGGCAGAGGCAGAGTCGAACAAAATTGTCAGTGAATCAATCACTGATGAGCTTATCAGAATGAAAGAAGCCGAAGCCAGAAACAAATTCGGATGGGTTACTGTTCAGGGAGCGGATACGGTAGTAACCGATAACAAATAGTCAGTAAAGACTTTAAAATCTCCAACTACTGCTTGAGGAACAAAAGAGCGGCGTGTAGGTTGGCGGTAAGACGATACGATACTTAAATAACCGCATAGTGCAACGCACAGCACGATAAATATTGCTGCTAACTGTCAGATGGCGGTTGCTGGTGGATATGCAAGTGGTTAAAGCAGGCTGACTGTAAATCAGATGTCCGTGTGACTTCGTGGGTTCAAATCCTACTCCACCAATTCCAGTGAGTGGCGACACTGGGACCTCCTTTTTATATGTATGAGTGACTGGTTTCTTTGCGGTGCGGAGAGTAATTGAATGGCGATTCACACAGTCAGTATGCCGTATTCCCATAATGGTATTGGAGATGCTTGCTAAGCATTCAGTCGGAAACGACTTGGAGGTTCGACTCCTCCATACGGCGTTGCGGATTAGTGGAACGGTTACCACGCAAGGCTCATAACCTTGAAAAGTCGGTTCAATTCCGACATCCGCCATTTCTGAGTTTTGCTGTTCTCAGAATGCTTTATGTCATGACATGACGCTCCTTGTACTATCGCATTTTAAAAACAGCAATATGCTATCATGGCTCAATCGGATAGAGCGGTTGACTATGGATCAACAGATTCCCGGTTCGACTCCGGGCGGTAGCTCTCTCCGGGGAGTGGAATTTCCTGGAGACCTTTTTCTTTCATAGTGATTTTCCAGTGTACTGTATAGTTTAAGCGGCAGAATGATTAGCGAATGGCTAATAGGTTTCGGTTCGATTCCGAATGCAGTAATTTTATCGGGTAATAGCTCAACGGTAGAGCAACGGACTTTGACTCCGTATGTTGGGGTTCGATTCCCCATTACCTTGTAGGTCGATAGTTTAATTGGCAAAACAGCGGTCTCCAAAACCGCAATTATAGGTTCGATCCCTATTCGGTCTGTTCAAACATGATTAACTCAGTGCAGATGGATTTTTCAATCCTGCTGAGATGCAATGATAGCGAGATAGGTTAATTCGGGATACTGGATTAACTGATTCTTTCCAGTGGAAGTGATTTCATTGGTGGAGACGGAAACCGTCAACAATGCTTTGCAGTGTATCATCATAGAGAAGTTAAATGCAGAATCCTTGTGGTCAGCGTAGAATAGACGCTTGCGGTGCAAGAATAATCCGGTGATGTGAGTAGTGTGAGAGACTACGGACTAACCGGAAATCTCAAGTAAGCTGATTTGCCTTGAATCCGAGAAATCAGAGTATAACACAAGAAATTCGTTAAAGTAGCGGTATGGCAGTGTTTAGCAAAAACATAATCTGAAAGAACCGTGAAATTTACTGGCATCAATCCAGTGCGTGCTTAGACCGTGGTAAGAAGCAAAGGGTCGCCCCCGGACGCTCAGACTTATCATCACACTGGCAGAATATGGCTTCTACCTTGATGAATAAGGGGAAACCCTAATCATGTTTGAAGATGTGAAAGCCGGATTTTTAGCTGCGGAGTTATCCGGAAAAGTGGATTTTTACTAATTCGTTATGCAACAATAGAACCGATAACAGCGGAGGCGATTTATGAATTTAGCAAAAATCTTCGATTTAGTGAGATGCAGTCGAAATAATATCTCATGCAATGCTAATACATTAACACTTGATAATGCTAGGAATAAATATCCGGATTGCCAATATGCAGTAGTCAATGCATTGAACGGAATACCGGTATGGATATGCAAAACAATCGAGGGTGCAAAGGAAACTGTTGAAGAATGGCAACCGTATTATCATATACCACTTTCGATTGTTGACTTATGGAAGAACGAGGAGAATGCGATGAAGATATGTGATGTTGTAAGGCTGTGCAAGACTTATGGAGAGAATACAACTTTAGCAGAATTGCAAAAAGAAATGCAGGGAAATAAAATCCATAAATGTCCAAAGTGTAGTGGGACTGGAAAAATCACAAAGAAGCGCAATAAAGCTCAGTACTGGGAATGTTGCGATGATTACGAGTATTACGATGTAGAATGCGACCTTTGCAATGGACAAGGATATACGGAACATGTGTATAAACCTAAAATGATTCAAGATGGATGGGAACAGGAGGATTAATCATGATGAAAGCAATGTTAAGTCAGCCAATGGCCGGAAAGACGGATGCAGAAATTGTAGCAACAAGAGAGAAAACAATTAAGGTTCTTGAAGAAAAAGGATATGAGGTTGTGAATACTCTTTTCACAGATGAGTGGTACAGCAACGAATCCATGAAAGAACGTGGCGTAGTACAGATTCCACTATGTTTCCTTGCTAAGTCCTTAGAGAATATGTCTCTGTGCCATGCAGCGTACTTCTGTAAAGGCTGGGAGAATGCAAGAGGATGTAAGATTGAACATGCTGCTGCTGTTGCTTACGGGCTGGATATTATTTATGAGGAGGATTAATCATGATTATTACAGGAATGAATCACTTTCAGAGTGTAGCAAAGAAGAAACTTGTTGAATGGTATCGGAAGAACAGACCAGAAACACCGATTGACTTAAGCAATGTTTTTGTGGTATGGAGTTGTAAGACTTTGCAGAACTACAAATGCCTTGCTTCAACTGATATCAGCGGTGATGGTATCTATGCTGAGTACACATACAACGGGGACAAACAGGAGCTGTATGAAGATGTGTATGGAAAGATTGAGAACACCTGTCATGCAGAGGAATAACATGATCGTTAATGGTTGGTATTACTGCCCGGCTGGTCATAAGACTGGTCAGAGGGTAGAAAAGAATTCCAATATTGAGAATGCACCGATATGGTGTAAACACTGTAAGAAAGCGTATTATCCAGTGATTAAGGATGGGAAGATTCATGGGAAAGAAGAAACTTAAAAGGAAAATTGCCAATCTTGAAGATGACATGAGTTCTTTATTGATTGAAAATGAAAAACTTAGAAATATTATTTCTGGGATGCAATCATATGTGAAGTCTTACTGGGGAGCTGAAATTAAAATCATTGATCAGAATGGAATTGTTGAAATTAAAGAATAATTAGTGCCAGAGCCTAAGAGCCAGAGCCGATATTTGTGAGAAATTGCAGATATTGGCTCTTTTTTGATTTAGGGAGAAACATGGAGTTTAGAGAGTATAAGAGATTAGCAAACGCATTGAAAATGCAGGATACAAATAAATATAGTACATGGGATAATATTATGCAGTTGTGCCTGAATATGTATGAGGATAATCATGACTATCTGCAATACTGCCTGAAACTCTCAAAGGCGGTTAAGTTATCGGCTCAGAGATTACTGATAAAGAATCAGGATGTGCGGTTTGAAACCTTGTACTGGCAAGCTTTAAAGTTTGAGGCACCTCATTTGTTTGACAGCTATCTACTTTATCTTGAGCGAAAACGATTAGAACAGGATCGCTTCTACTCCCCGAAAAGGAAACAACTGAATAAGCATGGATTGATTCAGGCAATGCAGGATCTTGAGGATGACAAACTTGACATCCTTTCAATTTCCATGCCACCGGGAACGCAGAAGTGTCAACCTTTATATTCAAAGATATTGACGCCAAATGGATTTATACAAATGGGGGACGTCAAAGTAGGTACAAAGGTAATTTCTGGAACAGGAAAAGTAGCAACCGTACTTAGTATCTCACCAAGAAAGAAGCGAAAGATGTATGAGGTGACCTTCGATGATGGTTCCAAGACGAGATGTTCGGATAATCACTTATGGACGGTACAAACAAGAGATGATCGCAGACGAAAGAATAAAGATGGTAGCGAAAAATACAGGACAGTAGAGCTGTCTGAAATGCTTAAAAATTACAAGTTGGAGAATGGAAAGAGAAAAAATTATTCAATAGATTATGTTCCTAAGATCGATTGTTTTGAGAAAAAAGAATTTTCCCTGCACCCGTATGTTGTCGGTGCACTTATCGGAGATGGCGGATTAACTGGTGGTAGTGTTTTGCTAAGCTCTGTAGACAAAGAATTGTTGGATAGATTTGACAGTTTTTTACCTGATGGATATAGCTTGAAATATAAAGAGAGATGTACATATTTTGTTAGTGGACATGAAGGCGATAATGTAAAAGTTGGAAGCTTAGTCAGAAAAGAACTTGATAGGCTCGGATTATTCGGAAAGAAGAGTATAGATAAATTCATACCGAAAGATTATCTATATGGAAGTTATAAGCAGAGATTGTGGCTTTTGAGAGGTCTTATGGATACAGACGGATCTGCTTCAAAATATTATTGTACATACGCTACAATTTCAGAACATCTTGCAAATGATGTATGCGAACTTGTTCATTCTCTTGGAGGTTATGCAAGTAAAAACAAACGTAAAGCCGGATATAAGAAAAATGGTAAGTATAAACAATGCAATGATTATTTTGAGATTATCATACAATTTACCTCTGGCATGGATAGTATATTTTCTCTGACAAGAAAAGCTGAAAAGTATACTCCAAAAAGAAAAGTTATGAAGAGATTCATATCAGAGATAGAATACATCGGTGAAGAAGAGTGCCAATGCATTTACATTGATGATGAAAGTCATTTATATATTACAGATGATTATATCATTACGCATAACACCACTCTTGAAAAGTTTTTCTGTTCATGGATAATCGGAAGACACCCGGATGATTTCAGTTTGTTTTTCTCACACAGTGGAGATATTACTAGAATGTTCTATGACGGGGTTATGGATATTACAACGAACTCAGATGAATATTGCTGGCAAGAGATTTTCCCAGACGTGAAATTTCATAGCACAAGTGCCAAGAGAGAAACCATAAATTTCAATAAATACAAACCGTTCTCAAATATCCAGTGTACATCTGTTGGAAGTAAGAATGCCGGTAAAGTCCGTGCAAATAGATATCTGTATTGTGATGATTTGATTGGTGGTATCGAAGAAGCATTGAATAAAAATATTCTGGACAAGCTTTGGAGAATCTACGGTACTGACGCCAAACAGAGAAAAATGGATGGCTGCAAAGAAATCCATATTGCTACGAGATGGTCCGTGCATGATGTCATTGGGCGACTAATTGATATTTACGATGGAAATGACAGGGCAAGATTTATTGCCATACCGGACATAGACCCTATCACTGGGGAGTCGAATTTCGATTACAAGTACAATGGTTTCAGCGTTGAGTTTTTCCATGACCAGGAACTCACAATGGATGAGATCACCTACAAGTGTCTGTATAAGAATGAACCTATCGAACGTGAAGGACTCCTGTATACAGATGAAGAATTGCGGAGATTCATTACGTTGCCGGTTACTGAGCCTGACGCTGTATGGGGCATCTGCGATACGAAAAATAAAGGTACTGACTATTTGTTTTTGCCTTGTATGTTGCAGTACGGAAACGACTTTTATCTTACAGACTGTGTTTGTGATGATAATTCCAATTACGGAATCCAGTATGAGCGGACATCGGATTTGATAGTTAATACTAAAATGCAACAGTGTCAGTTCGAGTCAAACAATGGTGGGGACCGTGTAGCACTTGAAGTAAGTAAGCTTGTTGAGCAAAAAGGCGGTGCCTGCAACATAACCACAAAGTACACGGAATCTAATAAGGAAACAAAGATTATTGTCAATGCAGATTGGGTAAAGAAGCACGTCCTCTTTAGGGATCGTGAACATTATAAACCGAAAGATGATTACGGAAGAATGATGGGATTTCTGTTGAGTTATTCAGTGCGTGGGAAGAATCCACACGATGATGTACCGGACGGATTGGCGAGTTTTGCATTATTTGTTACAACTGGTTTCGTTAGGGCGGCACAAATTATACAAAGTCCAATTTAAGGAGGATACAGAGAATGGAAATTACGAGAAGAGATATCGCAAATTATAAGTTACTTGGAATCCTTCTTGAAAAGGATAAGAAAAAGCTTGAACGGTACATAGAAAAGCGTCCATCTTGTTATTCGGGAAAGGTTTATGGGTCAAATCCGCAGTTCCCGTATGAAGCAAGAGGATTTACTATTACTGGGTGTACGGAGTATGAGCAGCAACAGATGAAGAAATGGGAAGAAGATTGCCGAATAATTGAAGAGCAGATCCAATCAGACATTCGATATCTGAATGAGCTGGAACTTGCGATTGACAATGTGATAGCAAATTGCAAAGACATTGAGGACAAGGCGATTCTTGAGTACACAAAGGACGGGTTGTGTCAACAGGAGATTGCAGAAATAATGTGTATGGAGCGTTCTACTGTATCAAAGAGGTTGTCAAAATATGTTTCCCGATAAGGTTTCACACAATTCACAATTAAGAGTGCTATACTTATAATCGAAGAAATTGTAATTCGTTCATTTTTTCAAGGATTGAGTCTTGCGTGGCGTCATCACGTGAGGCTCTTTCTTTTTTACACAAAGGTAGGTGAGATTCGGTGTCCGAGGACAATAAAGCATATGTATATCCTGAATTAACTGGCAGACGCCGGATTTATACGGATGTGGAAAAGATTACAAAAGAAAATATCTTTCAGGTGTTGGAAGAAGCGATGCTTGTCCACATGGAAAATGCAAACAATATGGTTACCTTGATGCGGTACGAAAAAGGTATTCAGCCACTTGTGAGAAAGAAAACGATCCGTAAGGACGTTGATATTAGAGTACAAGATAATCTCGCAAACCAAATTACCGAGTTTAAGCTCGGATATGTTTGGGGGCAGCCAATCACCTATGTGCAACGTGGAAATAAGGATTTGAGCAAATCTACAGATAAACAGAATGATTCACAGGATGATGCGATTTCCATGTTGAATGAGCTGAATGATTCAGAATATGCTTTTTCAAAAGATCAGGAGCTTGGCAGATTTGTTGAAATTAACGGAATTGGTTATCAGTTCGTTGATATCAAAAAGGTTTATGATGGTTTAGCTCCATTTGATCTTGCAACGCTAAATCCCTTGTTTACGTTCTGCATCTACAGAAATTCAGCGTTACAAGAAAAGATTGCTGGTGTTACTTTCCGCAGGACGAAGGACGGAACGGTGTACTATACAGTGTTCACGCCGGATACTCGCTATGAGATTAAAGATATGCGAGAAATTATAAATGGAAATAAGCCTGAAAATCCGTGGTCATTTATGGGGAGAAGCGGAGAGGCAAATCCGTTCGGCAAGATCCCGATTGTGGAGTTTAACCGGGCAACGGACAGAATGGGATGCTTTGAACGGCAGATTTCTGATATGAACGCACTGAACGTAGAGGTGTCTGATTTCGCCAACAGCGTAGCACAGACAACTCAGGAAGTATTTTTTGGTACAGGATTCGACTTGCCGAAAGATAGTGATGGTAAAACTCAGTCTCCTATTGGAGGGCAATGGATTATCGCACCGCAGAGTGGGAATGGTGGAACGCCAATGTTAAAGGCTGTTTCAAGCACATTTGATTATCAGGGCGTGCAAGAAAATATCGTAAGCAAGCGTAACATGATTTTACAAAAGGCTTACGTCCCAATTCAGACAGATCCCGGTGGCGGCTCTACTGGATCTGCAATGAATATGTCTTCTGGTTGGAGTGCTGCTGAAAACAGTGCTTGCAAGGAAGAACAGATTTTACGCCGAGGAAAAGCGGAGATTGTAGAACTTGAACTGATTGCAATTCAAAAAACAAACAGTATCCCATATGACAGTCCGCTTCGGGAATTAAAGTTTTCTGATGTTAAGCCAAAATTCATCAGGAACAAGACTTATGATCTTGCTACAAAGGTTAATTCAATGGTTGCAATGATTAATTCCGGAGTGCATGGACGTGTCGCTATGGAGCAGGTTGATTTATTCCCAGATGTGGCACAGGCATGGGCTGACAGTCGAAAAACGATTGAACAGTATCAGAAATCGCTTATAAAGAAAGATACTCAGCAGCAACCACAGAAAAGGGAGATGGCTGACCTGTCCGATCAAACGGGCAATTCACCGATTTTAGACGGAATGAGTACCAATGATGGTGGTGGTGACGATGTTCAAGAAGCTTAGATTTGATGAATTAAACACTCTTGTCCAAAATGAACGCAGTATGCCGTTTGAAATGTATTTCGGAGAAATGAATCTTCCGGAAGAAGAAAAATCTGAAAGGATTCAGATGGCTAAAGAACTTGAAGAAGTGTTTATCACAACAATGATATGGCTGTTTACGATAGAGCAAGCGAATAATACCAATTACGAGCCTATTAGGCAGTGCATGGAAGATGATTACATGGAAGTGCTTAGGAAGTACGTTGAAGTCGATGATTACCTTAAAACGTATGTTAAGAGCTTTTCATACGATGTTGTAGACAGCACTAATCGGCACAAGAATGAACCTTATTACTATTCATTGGATAGAGCGAGGTTTATGGCTGAAAACGAAGTAAACACGGTGATAAACCACGCTAGACACATGGAAGCTGTGAATGCCAGAAAGACAATGAAACGATGGGAAGCAATCATTGATGAGGCCACTAGGATCGACCACATTGATGTGAACGGGAAATATATCCCGATTAATAAAGCTTTCCATGTTGGGGATTCGTGGATGCTATATCCAAAAGATACATCACTTGGTGCAAGTGCGAATCAGATTGTAAATTGCAGATGCACGGTAATTTATTTTTAGAAATTACAGCTATAGCACATAGCTGATTTTCACACACACATGGCACAGAGAAGTGCCTTATCAAACGCGAAAGACAGAGAAGTCTATAATCGCGAAACGTAACTATGAGAGAGAACTCTAAACGCGAAAGAAAGGAACATGATAATTATGGAAGAAAACAAAAACCTTGAAGGACAGGGACAGCAGAATCAGGATCCGGATAACACACCGGAAGAGAAAGAGCCTACTGTAGAAGAACTGATGGCGCAGTTAGCACAGGAAAGAGCCAACAGTGCAAAGTTGCAGAATGACTACAATAAGGCATCCTCAGAAGCCGCCAACTACAGAAAACAGTTAAAGGCTAAACAGACTGCGGAGGAACAGGAAGAAGAGGCTAAACGCGAGGCAGAAGAAGAGCGGAAGAGATATGTCAAAGGGCTTGAAGATGAAGTTAATATGACAAAGGCAGAGAAACGCTATCTTGCACTTGGAATGTCTGCTGACATGGCGAAGGATACGGCCAGGGCGGAGCTTGACAATGATATGGAGAAAGTGACAGAGAACATGGCAAAGTTCAAGGATGCTTCTATCAAAGAGGCTGAGACAGAATGGCTCAAGAGTAGACCGCCAGTAAATGCCGGACAGGGCGAAGATGAAGAGACTGATTTATTCCTGAAAGGATTCAACGGTTAATCTTCCTAGTATATACCGGGCACATAAAGATGTGTTCGCTGATTTCAAAAAGTTAGAAAAGGAGAATTGAAATGGCTGTTAATTACGCTGAGAAGTATTCACAGATCGTGGATGAAAGATTTAAAGTTGGTGCACTCACATCTGCACTTGTAAACTACGCATATGACTGGGTTGGAGTTTCCACAGTAAAGGTATTTTCTGTACCGACTGCAACAATGGGAGACTACAAAACAGACGGAGCTAACAGATACGGAACACCGGCAGAGCTTGAGAATGAAGTTCAGGAGATGATTCTCTCCAAAGACAGAGCTTTCACATTTACAATCGACAAGAAGAGCGAAGATGACACAATGGGAACAATGGCTGCGGCTGCTGCGCTGAGACGTCAGATTGACGAGGTTATTATTCCTGAGATTGATACATACCGTATCTCTAAACTGGTTGCCGGAGCAGACGTATCACACGTTGTTAAAGACGTTGCTGTGACAAAAGCTAACGCATATGAGAAGTTCCTTGCTGTGCAGGAGATTCTTGACAATGCTAAAGTGCCGACAGGCGGAAGAGTTTGTATCGTAACTCCGGGTTACTACAATATGCTGAAACTTGACGAAGCATTTACAAAGAAAGGCGATATGGCTACAAAACTTGCTATCACGGGACTTGTAGGTGAAGTTGATGGAGTTCTTATTATCAAAGCTCCTGCATCTTACTTCCCTGAGAAAACAAACTTTGTAATCACTAACCCAGTGGTTATGCCATCACCAATTAAACTTGCTGAGTACAAGATTCATGAGGATGCACCGGGAATTTCTGGTAGCCTCGTAGAAGGACGTGTTCGCTACGATGCTTTTGTTCTGAATCAGAAGAAAGATGCTATCGGTGTTTGCCAGAACCCAGCAGACTAAGGAGTAAGAGATAATGATTATCACATTTGAAAAAAATGGAGTTAAGATGAGCGTGGGGTCTGAAATTCAGGCCTCCGCATTTGCGTTAAGTGGATGGAAACGGGTGGTTCAGAAAGCCACTGATTCCGAGACAAAAAGAAGTGGAACGGCAGATGAGAAACAGAGGGCAGGACGACCACCAAAGAAATAGGTGATTGCATGGACAGCTTAGTATATGAAATAAGTGAAGAATTGATCGAGGAATTGTGCATATCGGAAAGTGCTGATTTGTTGGCTCTTAATTCCAAGATCAAAAATGCCTATCGAGAGGTAAAGAGGATAAGAAGTTATCCCGATGAATATAGCGATGAGATGATAGAAAAGGATATGGAGCGGTATTACTCCAATATTCGCAATCTTGCACTGTACGACTATAATCAGATTGGTGCTGAGGGGGAAAGTTCTCATAATGATAACACTGGAACTAGGACATGGGTTCAGCGAAGCACGTACCTTGAAGGAGTTGTTGCTATATGCACAGTGGTTTGAGAAAGGTATAGGTGATCCGATTATCTCCCGGCAACAGGGTTAAGTTGCAGAAGATTGTGCGTGACCAATACGGTGACTGCCGGAAAGGTCGCAGGGACATATACGCATTTTAGGTGGAGGGTAGCGTATTGAGAAACTTGAAAAGAAATACACAGAAATTATGGTATGCAAATTACGTCAAAGACGTACATATTTTGGATGAAAATGGTGACGATACAGGAGATTGCGACAGTGGTTACAGTTCTCCTGTATCTTTTTATGCTTCATTGTCAGCAAGCCGTGGGACTGCATATGCGGATGTGTTTGGAACGAACCTTGACTATACAAGAACATTGTCCACAGTAGAAAATCTCCCGATTACAGAAGAGTCTCTTATTTGGAAAAGCAGACCGGATGTGAATGCAGATGGAACCACTGACGGTGAATCGGCTGACTACACTGTTGCTGGTATCGCAGACGGCTTGAACGGCGTCGTTGTCGCACTGAAAGCGAGGAAAAAGAATGCCTAAGTACACAGTGGGACTGTCAGCGAAAGATTTCAGAGGGCTTGGTCGAAAGGTTCGGCTATATAACAACCGGATACAGGAGAATTGTGAAGAGTTCGCTTACAGGCTTGCAGAGGAAGGTATAGCGATCGCCCGCATAAAAATATCCGGCAAGGATGCTGTTTATACAGGAGAGCTTTTAAACAGCTTGCAGCTTGAACAGGGAGATATCATCTACAATGGTGCGACATATGTTATTTATACCGATTGCCCGTGGGCTGCGTATGTTGAGTTTGGAACGGGAGTAGTAGGGGAGAAGTCGCCTCATCCCAACAAGTCCATGGCGGGATGGAAGTATGATGTGAATAGCCATGGCGAAGCTGGCTGGTACTACTTTAAAGACGGAGAATGGCACTGGACAAACGGTATGATTTCCCGTCCATTCATGTATGAGACTGGACAACAGTTAAGAAATATGGGCGTGATAAGCCGTATTGCAAAGGAGGTGTTTGGAAGTGATTGACGCATCTAATAGGGTTCTGACCAATATAAAAACATATGTGGCAGAAACTTGTAAAAATGTATCCAATTATTCCAGCAAGTCACCACCATCATTTCCGGCAGTATCAGTCGTGCAAATTGACAACACGGATGCTTGCATGGATCTTGATAATTCAGAGAATGCTGTAAAATCGGTGATGGAAATTCAGTGCTATTCCAATAAGAACATTACCGAATCAAAAAATATCATAAATCAATGTTGCGATGCTATGAGAAAAATGGGGTATGCTCGGTCATACGGTCCAAAACCCGTTGAAAATGCATCAGACACAAACATTTATCGTACTGTGGCGAGATTTAACAGACTTGTTGCATCGGTGGATGAAATAAAGAAATTTGAAACTAAGGGAGCGTAAAACTCCCTATTTTAATGTGTATTTTACCGGATGTCGCTAGGAGACATTCGCTGACCGCAATAGTTAGCGGTAGAAAGGAAGAAGAAATGGCAAACGCAGAAGTAAAAGCATTGAGTACGATTAATACAGTCCTGAAATGTGGTGACACTGGTGCAACGGTTGCAAAGCTGTGTCCTATTAAGAACTACCCTGATCTCGGTGGAGATCCTGAGAAAATTACAGTAACCGATTTGGACGATGAGGATGAAGCGTCTATTCCAGGAGTTCGCAGTGCAGACGATATGCAGTTCACAGCGAACTACACGAAAGAAACACATAAGGCAGTTCTCGCAAAAGCTGGTAAGAAGCAGGTGTTTGAGCTGGATTTCGGTGCTGATGGTAAAGATGGTCAGTTCTCTTGGACAGGAGTTCTGAGCGTAAAGGTCAACAGCGGTGATGTAAACGCTGCACGTGAAATGACCATTACGATTGTAAGAGACTCTGCGATCGAATCAGAAGCGGCAGCCACAGCATTCGCATCTTAATATGCTGATACTGTTTAACATTGGAATTTGCTAGAGCCGCCTGGTGGCGGCTCTTATTTTTTATCCAGTGTGTCGTAAAGCCCCCTGCTTTAGCTATGGGGATATAAGACTGAATAAAGGACTGCAAATGCAGTCAGCATAGTAAACGTAAAACAATAGAACATATGAACTGCACCGCAGGGCATACGGGAACAGTATAATCTAGCTTGTGGACACTGTGTAAGACATTGAGATACCGAATGGTATCAGCCAATGCAGTAGTGGTTGAAGCAAGAATTCCCATGCTTTATCTGTGGGGAGTGTCAATAGGAGAGTTAAAAATGGTAAAGGTAACGATCAACAGAAAAGAATACAGAGTAAAAGAAATGCAGTTTGGAGAATACGCAAAGATGGAAGAACAGGGATTCTCAATCATTGATGCGTTCCGTAAGAAACAGCTCTTACTTATCGCAATGGGATTTACTTGTGTGGCGGCAGACTGCGATCGTGAGGAGGCTGAGAGACTGATTACTCAGCACGTACTTGGCGGTGGAAACATTGTTGATATCACAAATGCTTTTGCGGAGGCAGTGTCAGAATCCGATTTTTTCCAAAAAATGCTCGGAGTGACTCAGACGGAAACTCCGAAAACTCAGAAGAACAAAGAAGACGGCAAGGATCAGAAGCAGGAAGATTAATTAAGGCGGAAAGCTATACGCAGTTCATTTATGAGTATTGGCTGCCAATAGCTGCTAGATGTGGAATTGGCTACTCGGAATTTTGGAATATGACTCCGAGAGCATTGAGCGTCTACAAGAAGCAGCAGGAAGATCGTGAGCGTGAAGTAGCTGTAATGCAGGATATATCTGCATGGATGAATGGATTCTATGTACTGAAAGCGATTGGATGTGTCTTGTCTAAAAAAGCATCATACCCTGAAAAGCATATGATTGTTGGAAATGAATATTCGGAGGAGCTGACAGAGGAAGAACTGGAAGAGATCATTGACCAAAATACGCAAATAGCAGCAGCTAATTTCGCAGCATGGGCGAATAGGACAAACAATACGGACTCGAGGTGAGAGCAGTGGAAAATGAAATTGACAGACTTGAAATAGTCGTTGAGGCAGAGGCGAGTCGTGCCAATCGAGCATTAGGAGCCTTAGATAAAAAACTTGAAAAAGTAGCAAATTCACTTGAAAAGGTCATGATTATGGCTCAGGGTGGATTTTCATTCAAAAACGTTGATTTTGATAAACTGCTTTCCGGTGATGCCATGAAAGCGTCCGCCAAAAAACTTGGCAGGGATTTAGCAAATGATCTCATAAGGAATTTCAATCTAAATCTTGCGGGTGCAGACGTTCAGAATCAGGTAAAATCCCTTACGAAAAAAATTGCCAAGGGACTTGCGGCAAATTCCGGCAATCCTTACAAAGGCTTTACGGAAGATATTGAGAAGTTGGGAAATCTTACTGCGAAGAACGGTTCTATTGCAAAAGAGACGGCTGACGAATATAGAAGACTCTATGAGTGGATTAATAAGTCAGGAAAGATTAAGTTGAACCCTGAAACTGCGAAGTCCATTGGAGATGGCTATAAGGAACGTTCTCCGATATTAAAACGGAAAATGTCAACAGGTAGCGGAACGCCTATGGATGAGTATTACTCAGCACTGCAAAGCCAATTTCCGAGTATCTTGAAAGAAAGTGGAAGTGTTGAGGATCAGTTTGCTCAGCTCGACAATGCCATGAAGCATTTTTATGACACTTCCAAAGGCTATGAAAAACCAAAGGGATTTGAAGATTCTGCTTATGACAGTGTAATTGAGGGCGTAAATAATCTCGCAACCGGCATTAAAGCTGCAAAAGAAGAGTCCAGCCAGCTTTCAAAATCTGTTAAGGGAGTTGAAGATACTGGAAAGTCTCTTGCTGAGTTGTTCGGTGCTCAGATGGATTTGTCTGGACTTGAGAGGGCGAATGAGATTGCAAATAGTCTCAAACGCAGCACTGGAAGAACTGCCGAACAGAAAGCTACTAGAAGCGACTTGAAGTATCCGGCAGCACCGCTTGATGATCTTAATAAGAAATTCAAGGATTCTATGGTGACAACGGATTTTTCATCTATGGAAGCGATTGAGCTTCAGGGTGAAATTTCAAAATATGAACGTGCGTATACCCGTGTCAAGCAAGCAGTAAGCGATATGGTTACCCTGGAGGGTACAGACACATTAGGTGGAAAAGACTGGTACAAAAAAATTATGCAAATGAACCAGTATGAAAATGCCATCTATGCAGCAACTGAGGCTCTTGGAAAGTTAAATGCTGAAAGCGAAAAAGATTTTACTATTACACGTGAAGAATCAACACCAGCTACTGCACCGACCGAGCAAAAAGCACATCAGGTTTCCGCAGAATCTATGGGATATGACCCGGAGGCGATGAGAGCAACCTTTGGCGAAGGAGTTGCACAGTATAGAAATTTCAGTGATGTAGTTGATGGGCTTGGTGTTAATGCATGGAAAGCTGGCAGGTCGTTGAATGAGCTTGATTCTTTCATGAACTCTCGCACAGCAAATACATTCAATGAGCAAATAAAGCGATTAAAGGAAACCCTTGGCGAATTAGCGTCTAAGGGATTTACAGAATACGACCCGGAATATGATGCTGTTGCAAGAGAGTTAGCAGAAGTTGCAGCCGCAAAGAAGCAGTATGATAAAGAAATGCGTGATGCTGCGAAATCTGAGTTATCTATTGACACGAAGACTGCACAAGAGGGAATTAATACACTTGAGTACAAAATAAAACAGTTGAAGCAAAATCTTTCAGACCTTGGAACTCAAGGATATGGACAGGGAGATTCAGAGTACGATAGAGTCGCTCTTGAACTGGAAAGGGTTACAGCCGCAAAGAAGCAGTATGATAGGCAGATGCGGACGCGTGTAAAGGCTGAAATGGGAGCCGAAGAGGCTAAACGTGCTGCCGCTGCGATGAGCCGAGCCACGAAGATTGCAAACGGGTTCAAAAGAGCTGTCGGTAATATTAAGGGTGCCGGAAAATGGATTAATTCCGTGAAAAAATCTTTCGACAAGATGGCGAAGACGATTGCAAATGCAAAGACGGTTGCGAGTAAGGCTATACATCCGATAAAAACACTAAAAGAATTAATGGGGTCAACGAATACCAAGCAATCACGGCGAGGAATGTCGATTGGAAGAATGATTGGTTCATCCATCATGTTTTCAACCATTTTTGGATTAATAAGCAAGATAAAACAGGCAATCAAAGAAGGGTCAGATAACTTAACTCAGTATAGTTCCGAGTATAACAAGAGTATTTCTGGCATGGTTAGCTCACTTCTTTACATGAAGAATGCATGGGCTGTCGCTTTTGCCCCGATTATTAATGTGGTAGGTCCATATATATCTACATTCATTGACATGATTGCAAGTGCTTTGAATGCAGTTGGCCAGTTTATGGCAGCACTCACAGGGAAAGGCTATGTCGTACAAGCCAAAAAGGCGTGGAAAGACTATGCATCTGGATTGGATGCAACCAAGAAATCAGCTAACAGTGCTGAAAAAGCTCTTAAGGATTTACAGAACTATACATTGGGAATTGATGAGCTGAACGTTGTCCAGCCGAATGATAATAGTGGTTCGTCCGGAAGTAGCGGTTCAGGCGGCAGTTCGAGCGGACCATCTCCGTCTGAAATGTTTGAAACGATTGAAGTTTCCAGTTCGATGAATAAATTGGCTGATATGTTTAAGGATGCTATAGCAAAGTCTGACTTCACTGAAATCGGAGCGATCATTGGGGATAAACTAAGTTCCGCCTTGGAGGGTATCCCGTGGGAATCTGTTTATCATAAGGCCGATAATTTTGGAAAAGACTTGGCGACATTCCTTAACGGATTGATTTCACCGAGGCTTTTTTATGATTTGGGAGGAACCGTTGCTAATTCTATAAATACAGCTTTTCATGCCGCCAATGCATTCAATATAAATTTTGACTGGTCTAATTTGGGTGCATCTTTGGCAAGTAGCATAACTGGTTTTTTTGAAAATTGGGATGCGGGACTTACGGCAGAGACTTTCAGTAATTTTGTAAAAGGCATACTTGAGTCAATGACAAGCTTTATCAACACATTAGATGATGATGAGACCTTTGAAACTATAGGGCAAAAGCTTGTGGATTTTATTTGCGGAATTGATTGGGCGGGACTCACATGGGATCTTGCTCAATTTTTTCTGGCATTATCCGATGCGTTGCTTGACTTGCCAAATGATTTTGCAAGAGGTTTCGGACAGGAAATAATCAAAAAGATGTTTGGAGAAGAGGTTGAGCTTCCAGAAATTTCATTTCCACCTACATCAGCCATAGGTATTGCAACAACGTTTAAGAACATTAGGGAAGAAGCAACAGATACGGCGATAGAAGTTGGAGCTAGATTTCAGAGTGGATGGGGAGTGGCTCAGCAGGCGTGGTCTGATGGAGATGGATTCTTTTCCGGAATTTGGCAGGGAATTCAATATGTTTTTGAGCCGGTAAGTGAGTGGTTCTCGAAGAAATTCTCTGCCGCAAAGACGCTTGCGGAAGCTCCTTTTAAATTTATTGGAACTTGGTTTTCTGAGCGTATATCCGATATCCGCAACAGTGTAAAACCTATAGCGGATTGGTTTAGTAAAACATTCCAAAAAGCCTATAGTGGCATCACCAAAATTTTTGATAATATCGGTGGATACTTTGAAAAAGTTGCGGGGTGGATTAGTAAGCCGATTAAGGGAGCGTTGGATGCGGTTCGGAAAGCTGTGAACTGGATTTACAAAAAACTTGGAGGTGACAGCGACCTGATTCCAGCATTTGCAACAGGAACCAACGGGGTTGCTCATGATACATTGGGTGTTGTAAATGACCAATCAGGTAGCACGTATCGTGAGCTGGTTCAATTCCCGAACGGAAAGACAATTATTCCTACGGGACGCAATGTGGTACTGCCTATGCCAAAGGGAACAAAAGTTCTTCCAGCTGGAAAGACAGCAGCTCTTATGCAGATGCAGAGTATGCCACACTTCAAGAGTGGTATTGGAGATCTTATAGGTAGTGCGTGGGAGTCATTCAAAAGCTTTACCGGAAATGTATTTGATTATGCAACGCATCCTAAAAAGTTGGTTCAGTTGGCTATCGACAAGTTTACTGACTTCACGGGGGCGTTAGAACCCGGACTTACTATTGCAAAGACATCCATTAATAAGTTGTTTGATTCAGTGGTTTCCAAAGTCAAGGATCTGTTCAGTGGAACAAGCATGGATTATTCGCCATCCGGTGGAGTTGAGCAGTGGAGAGAACTTGCAAAAAAGGCATTGCAGATGACAAAGCAGTTTTCAGAGGACAATCTGAATGCATTGCTGAAACAGATGCAACATGAGTCAGGTGGAAATCCTTATGCAATTAATAACTGGGATTCCAATGCAAAGAAAGGAACTCCGTCAAAGGGTCTGATGCAGGTGATTGATTCAACCTTTAAAGCGAATGCGTTAGAGGGATACAGCTCCAATATCTATGACCCGTTATCCAATATGCTTGCATCTATCCGTTATACAGTATCAAGGTATGGAAGTCTGTATAGCGGTTGGACTGCAAGAGGATACAAAGGATATAAGACTGGTGGAATGCCGCTCAATGGTGAGATTTATGTGGCAAATGAAAATGGATTCGGCTCTGAGTATATCGGAAACATTGGAAATCGCCATGTGGTAGCAAATAATAGCCAAATCGTTGAGTCTGTAAGTTCCGGTGTGGAGCGTGCAAATGATGAGACGAATGCTTTATTGAGAGAGGTTATTGAATATCAGAAAGCAATACTCAGGAAAAACGTGAGTGTAAATATGGATAGTAAGAGAGTTGATAAGCAGATTTCAAAAGCACGCAATAATGCGGGCTTTTCTTTTTCGCCAACTTAGGAGGTGTAGGAGATGGCAGCAAGGCATATATCTAATTTCATACGGATAAATGGAAAGCCGTTTCCAACACCGAAACGGTATCCCAATATGGTAGTTACCACAGCGGTAAATGCTGCTCGAAATGCTAATAATAAGGTTGTTGGTCAGAAAATTGGAAGAGATAACTACAAGATCAACAACCTTGAATGGCCGTACTTGGATGCGAAAACATGGTCCGATATGCTAAAAGAATTTGATAAAAATTATTTTTTCACTGTTCAGTTTTGGGACATGGTAAACAATAACTGGCGAACACTGACTATGTATCCGGGGGACAGGACGGCAGACGTTTTCAAGATCGATTCTGAGGGGAGAGTTCTGTCTTACATAAATTGCAAGGTCAACATTATTGATGCGGGGTGGTAATGAATGTATCAGACTTCACAAGAATATAAAGACTTAATGAAGCGTCCTGTTAGAAATCAATCTTTTATGAAAGTCCAGTTAGGATTGATTAATCAGGATGCTCAACAGTCTGCGGAGCTGCAGGATCAGGAGAAGTATAACGGTTTTTCTGATCCAACATCCCTATACAGTCAGCATACCGTGAAAAGATATGCGACCTATGAAAAAAATATGTTTCGAGCTGATGGTGGAATGTACTTTCTTCCGAGAAGTGAAAATGATTATTCAAAAGATGGAATTACATCGAAGAATCTCTTTGCTGGAACATTTAGTGTGAAATTTGTGTTCGGATGTGGGAAGTCAGACATTAAAGGTCTGACAATTCGGTTTGGAGAAAATTATCCAACTAAATTTACAATCATGACCGATAGTGGTGAAGTGAACCAGTATAATAACGCAAATGCGACATTTGAGACGGACAGCGTATTTGAGAATACGGAATCCATCGAATTGTCGATCATAGAGATGCGTTTCCCAAATAACCGAGTGAGAATTGATTATATTCAGTTCGGACTCGGACTTGAATATGACAACGAATGGATTAAAGAGGCGAGTAGTACAACAAGTTTGTCTGCTATTAATGATGATCTTCCTCAATCAGAATTTTCAATAACCCTTAATAATGATAATCAGATCTTCAACGTGGACAATCCGGCATCTGAAATCAACTTCTTAGAAAGTGGTCAGAAAATCAATGTCTTGATGGGGTATAAATTGGACTCAGGGAGTGTTGAGTGGATGCAGATGCATTCTTTATATGTCCATGAATGGAGTGCTGATGACGAACAAGCAACCATTAAGGCTGTAGATGTATTGCAGTTCATGAGTGATGAGTATCACAAAGGTGAATATTATACGGACGGAATTTCATTGTATGATTTAGCTGAACAAGTGTTTGCTGATGCTGGGATAACGCCTGACGAATACGACATAGACACGTATTTGAAGAAAGTAAAAGTACACAATCCACTTCCAAACGTAACGCACAAGGAGGCATTACAGATCATTGCAAATGCCGGACGTTGCGTACTGGATTATGACAGATATGGACGAATCAGAATCCATTCATTATTCATCCCTGAATGTGAAACAAGTTCCAATGGAACAACTTACTATTCCGATGTGAGCAGTGTCGATGTTCAGAATGAAAAAGATGTTTTTGCAACATATGAAAAAAATGGATGGAAAGCGGATGGAAAATCCTTGTTTCTAAAAAGAGTTGGTGTTTTAAACTCTGGATACGTGAGTGCGGCAATCAGTAAGGATGACGGAACCTTTACGCAAAATCCAGTTATTACACGGACGCTTGAGGCAAAATATAAATCCTATGGACTTTTTATTGAGTTTGGAAATATTCTTCCGAAAAAGTTTATTATACGGACGTACGCTGACAATGTATTGAATGACACACTGGTGATTAGTTCCGGCATCGTTCAGGAATTTGAGATTCAATACGATTTCAAAGAGTATGACAAAATGGAAATCGAATTTACGGAAATGCCATCGAATAGCAGAGTCCATGTAAATTATATCTCCATCGGATCCGAAACGGCGTATAAGATTGAGTATGATGATTTGTATTCTACTCCTATAGGTACGCAGCTTGATAAAGTAAAAAATATAAAGGTTGCAAGATATCTTTACTCAAAAGGCAATACGTTGGATGAGCTTGTTTCTGAAACATTTACCTATGACGGAAATAGCTCTATTTATTATGTTTCTGAGCCGAGTTACGGCTACGTTGCAAGTATTCAGAACGGGAAAAGCGGTCAGTCAGCGTCTATCGTGTCATCAGGTGCTTATTATGTGGAAATTGCCCTGTCAGGTGTTTCTGTTGGGGCAGAGGTGAGCATATCGGTTAGGGGGTATAAATATAACATTTCGACAGCCTATACCGTTCAATCGGTAAATAACCGTGGTAATGATAAGGAATGGAACAACCCGTTAATTTCCGACCTGGAACATAGTAGAGAGCTTGCTGAATGGGTTGGAGATTATTATTCGTCCGGCATAGAATATGAACTTGATTATCGTGGGGAGCCAGCGATAGATTGTGGAGACACGATCCGGCAGGAAAATAAATATGATTCCTCTCTGCAAGCTGTGGTTGAAGAGTCTCAGATTTCATATGATGCCGGAGCTTTGAGTGGTGGACTCAGAACAAGGAGAAAAGGAAATGTGGAAAGAGCCAAAAACAGATTGGTCTGAAAGCGACTACTTCAATTACGAAGATTACAACCGAATCAAAAACAATATAGCGTACCTACAGGGAGTTGCACTAACGCTATATGCTGATATTTCGATGAAAGAAATGGGGAGCGATAAAGCAAGTTATGCAGACTTTCCGTATGCGGACGAATTTAATTCCCTAGAGGATAATTTAGAATCGCTAATGAATGATACGTTTGCTTTTGCTGATACGGATAAAAAAATGTGGATAGACAACGGCAGAACACCGTCCTACGAAGACTTGAACAGACTGGAAAGCTCCTGCCTTGCTTTTTACAATGGCTATACCACACAAAAGCTGACGCAGCAGAGGTTATCTATTGTGCTGGGGCGAGTTCAGTCAGCGATAAAATGTTAGGAGGGTTAGGAGATGCAATATACACCATTATCTTTAGACTTTAAAGATGAGATATTATCAAGCGTAAATACGCAAAGAAAATATCGTCAGACTATCAATACTGACGGGACAATTTCTTTGGAAGATTTGACTGCGTATGCTCAAAAAGGAACAGTCTATGGAGCAAAAGAGATAATAGAAGAAAGAAAGGCATTGAATGATATCCATGCGAATAAGATTGTATCCTTGAGTGAAGTGAGCCTTGTCACGGAAGAGGGATATTTTGTTGATGCAAAAGCTGTAAAGGAATTGTATGACATGATTACCCCTGTCAGCTACGCACAGTCAATGTTTCATATCCAGCCATTTTATAACGTATCTGCGTTTTCGGCTTACAAAATCGGCAGGGAGGTACATTTCAATGTATCTCTCAATGCTAAAAGCGGAACTACATTAATTGCTAACAACTTGTATGGCATCAATTCGGATGCTATTCCAGCAGAGCTTAGACCCACTGTAGCAACGCACATCCAGTGCGTAGGATGTTCGCAGAGTTGGGGGAACGGAGTCGCTGCAATGTCATATGTTGATACTACGGGTGTTATTTATTTCTCCACGCCGGCAGTGAGAGATTTCTATAAATTCCACGGTGTATGGATTGCGAGATCATAGTGAGGAGGCACACATGAATATCTTATTTTTGGACAAAATGAATCTTGTTAATGGCTTCGCGTCTGTGATTGCAAGTAATCTGATACAGATTACAGGGTGTGAACAGAATCTTTCCGGCTTTTATCTTCTTAATGATGCTGGAAACGTTTACGGAAAATACGAAGATTTCACAACATTGTATCGGGTGTTTGATGATGGGTACATTCTTTCCAATGATGGGAGCGTGTATGAGGAGCCTGAACCAGTTCCAATTATGCCGAAAACGCTTGAAGAAGTGATAGAATCGAAAGTAATTGAAATGAATGATACGCAGCAGGCATTAATTGCACAAGGGGTTGATGTTGTTCTATCCGATGGAAGTACCGAACATTTTACGTTGACAGAACACGACCAGACAAGCCTCGTTGGACTGCAAGCACAGGTTATGGCAAGAGAAGAAAATATTCCGTGGCACACGTCTGATGAGGACAAACATTGCAAGTTCTATAGCAATGAGGACATGGCTAGGATTACATCAAAAGCAATGGGATATGTTACATGGCATGTTACTTATTTTCGTGACCTGAGAATTTATATTCGATCACTGAAAAACAAAGAAGAGGTTGAACGAGTTGTCTATGGAATGGATATCCCGGTCAATTATCAGTCTGAGCCGCTGAAAGCAATGCTGGCTCAAAAATCATGAGGAGAATAAGACCGCTGATTTTATTTGGGATTGGCGGCCTTATTTATATGCTACTTGAGGTTGTTGCACGAGGACGAACCCACTGGACAATGTTTATTGTTGGTGGCGTAGCGTTCTTTTTGATTGGGTGCATCAATGAAAAATATCGCAGCATGGCACTTGCGAAACAGATGGTTATAGGGTCGGCAGTGATTACATTATTGGAGTTTGTGTGCGGTTGCATCGTAAATCTATTGCTTGGCTGGAATGTATGGGATTACAGCAATATGCCATTCAATCTGCTGGGGCAAATCTGTCTTCCGTTTTCGATTTTGTGGTTTCTTTTGTCTGCCATTGCAGTTGTTCTTGACGATTGGATTCGACATCTGCTGTGGGGAGAAGAAATGCCAAGATATAAATTATTTTAAAAATATTTGTAGATGAGAGAAAGACAATGGGGTATACAAAAGCATGAAAATCAAAGTAGTAAATCAGCGGCTCTATCTTGAGCCACCTGAGACAGCAGAGGGAACAAGGGAGTATCTGAAAGCAGAGTTCAGCTTCTCAGAGGAATGGGATGGAATGACGAAGACGGCTTTCTTCCGGGGAGCAGACGGGGAAAATCATCCGAAACTTCTGGAAGATGATACCTGCACTGTTCCGGCAGAGGCTCTTACCGCACCGGGACGGGTCGGGGTATCCGTATCCGGGACGCTAGGCGAGACGGTTATCACGACCGATATCAAGAGTTTTTCACTGCCGGCAACCTTAAGCGGTGGCACTCCCTCAGATCCTGAGCCGACAGTATGGCAGCAGATTCTTGACAAGGTGGACGAGACACAGCAGATCGCCCAGTCAGTCCGGGATGATGCCGTTTCCGGAAAATTTGCAGCTACCACTGAGATGGTAGATCAGGCAGTCAGCGTATATATGCAGACGGCACTGTCAACGGAAATGCACCGGAACATTTTTCGGGGTAAATGCCTGGGGGGGTGAATCGATCACGGCAGAACAGCTGGCTACAATTCGAGATGGAAGCTTCAAGGATTTGTATGTTGGTGATTACTGGGAAAAGGATGGGATCAAATATCGGATAGCAGACATCAATTACTGGAAAAATGTAGGTTATCCGGAATCAGTACAAAAAAATCATATATTAATCGTTCCGGATACTATATTAGGGAATGGACAGATGAATCCCGGCAACAGCACAGCGGGCGGCTACAGGAATTCAGCAATGAAATCCACAAAATTAAATCAAATAGCAGACTCACTGCCGGCCGTATTTAAAAATTCACTGATAACCCATAGAATGTTTTCCGATGGCTCATGGGGCAATGCATCGGTAGATCTCATGAACGAAGTAATGGTGCATGGTACATATATTTGCACCGATAACAATAATAGGCAGACATCCGATACACAGCAGTTAGCACTGTTCCGGCTTGCTCCTGAATTGAAGACTATTGGTGTAAACTATTGGTTAAGAAATGTGGCAGGATCGCAGACATACACCCTGATATCGCAATACGGAGATGCCAGTACAGATGCAGCTACAAGCACTTACGGGATTCGCCCGGTGTTCGCAATAGGATGAAAGGAAAGTGAGGAATATGAAAAAGATGGACAAGTTATTTAATGAAATCAGCATTGTGTTTGGATTCTTAGGTGGAATCCTTGCGTACTTTTTAGGAGGATGGGATGTACTGCTTAAGACGATCGTGTGTCTTGCAGTGCTGGATTATGTTACGGGAGTCCTGAAAGGGATTTACCTGAAACAGCTCTCATCAGAAACGGGATTTCGTGGATTGCTGAAAAAGATCGTGATGTTTATTGTGATCGCTGTGGCTTACTTAATTCAGATGCTGATCGGTGGCACGATTCCACTCCGGGAAGTGGTTATTACATTTTACATTTGCAACGAAGCGTTGAGTCTTTTGGAAAATGCAGCTGTATTTGTTCCAATCCCGGAACGGCTGAAAGATGTACTTTTACAGTTGAGAGATTCAGATAAGGAGGAAGAATAATTATGGCAACAATTAATGTAGTAGACATATCGTATCATCAGGGAACTATTAACTGGGAGAAAGTTAAGGCAGCAGGATATCATGCGATCATTCGGTGTGGTTACGGGGATGATCTGACTTCCCAGGATGATAAGCAGTGGAAGAGAAATGCAAATGAATGTACCAGACTGGGGATTCCGTTTGGTGTTTATATTTATTCGTATGCAAAGACAACTGCACAGGCAGAGTCAGAGGCAAGACATGTGCTGAGACTGGTGAAAGGATATAAACTGTCGTATCCGGTATTTTATGACCTGGAAGAATCAGGAACACAGACAGGTGCGGTTGACCGTATGAAGAAATTTGCTGCACTGATCGAAGCAGCAGGATATAAGTGTGGAGTGTATTGTAATAAATCATGGTGGGATAATTACTTGAGTTCGCTGGGGACAAGATATCCACTGTGGATCGCACGCTATAATAGTACACTTGGGATGAAAGCCGATATGTGGCAGTACAGCTCCGATGGAAGTGTTCCGGGCATTAGTGGACGGGTAGATGTTAATTATTGCTATCGTGATTTTCCGGCAGAAATCACAGGGATCAGCAAGCCGTCACAGCCTGCATCCAGTCCCAGTGCAGTCGTGCCGATTGGAACAACATTGCAGCTTGTGGTAGATACGCTGTCAGGCAAGTATGGTAATGGCGATACACGCAAGGCAAAGCTTGGCAGTCGTTACTCCGAGGTGCAGACATTTATCAATCATATCGCATCCGCATCAGTCTCCACGCTTGCAACGGAGACAAAGGCGGGAAAATATGGCAATGGTGATACCCGTAAGACGGTACTCGGAAAACGGTATGCAGAAGTGCAGAAAGTAATCAACGGAAGTGGCTCAGGATCGTCTGCTGTGCACTATACGGTAAAATCCGGGGATACCCTGTTAAAGATTGCGGCAAAATACGGTACAACCTATCAGAAGATTGCAACGCTGAGCGGCATCAAAAATCCGAATAAGATTTACGTTGGTCAGAAACTCAGGGTGAAATAAAAGTAGGGTACTGGAATTAAATTCCTTTACATCATAGAAGGCTACATATAAAAGTGTAGCCTTTTCATTGAAAAATCAGACCGTATCGGATATAATATAAAATCGCATACATAAATTTAAGAGAGGAAAGCTTATA